GTCATAAACGATTTAACCATCGGAGAGTATGACGTTGTTGTAGGTACTGCTCCAGCTAGAGACAATTTTGATGAAATGCAATTTGCTGAAGCCATAGAATTAAGAAGTGTAGGAGTGCCTATACCAAATGATATGATAGTAGAGTACTCGCATTTATCACGTAAAGCAGATATAGCAGAAAGAATTAGACAGCAAGAAGGGACTGCACCCCCTACAGAACAGCAAGTACAATTACAACAATTCCAAATGGAATCACAAATTAGAAGTACGCAGCTTGAGATTGCTAAACTAGAAGCAGAAGTAACAAGATTACAAACAGAATCTGCTCTTAATGTTGCAAAAACTCAAGCAGCCGAACAAGACCCACAGTTGAAGGTTGCTGAATTACAAAGTAAAATTCAAACTAAACGTGAGGAACTTTCTCTACGTGAAAGGCTATCTGCCTTAACAAATGATATGAGAAAGGGCCAAACTGATACTGCCGCAGCAGCTAAAATGGCCGCTGCAGCCATGAAAACCACAGGAGGTAATTAATTATGGCAAAAAAAGATAATACTAACGAAATAGACGACAAGCTAATGTTTGACGGCATGCCGGGAGCAGATAAAAAAACAGAAGAAGATGCGAAACCTTTTGAAGTTGATCTTAATTTTGAAGATGCGCCTAAAGCTGAGCTCGAAGAAGACGAAACAGAAAACGTCAAGGAGGACGAAGTTGAAGAAGTTGAAGAACAGGAACCCACTCCTGATACAGAAGAAACGGAAGAAAGCAAGGTTGAGGAAGGAGAAACAGAAGAAGTTGAAACTGAACCAACAGTTGCAGAAAGTGAAGGAGAAGAAACAGTATTGGCAGACGATGACTCAGATCCACAACCGGTTGTTGAAACAGTACAAGAAGGAACTCCAGAACCAAAAGAACCCATGATTCCAAAATCTAGGTTTGATGAAGTTCTTGCAAAACAAAAAGCTTTAACAAAGCAACTACAAGAAGCAACTAACCCGGTAGAAACAATAGATAAAGCGCCTGACTATGATTTTGGGGCTAAAGAAATAGAGTACCAAGAACACATTTTAAATGGCGAAGCTGCAAAAGCCGCAGAGTTAAGAGCAGAAATTAGAGATGCAGAACGTAAGTCTATGTTGTTTGAAGTGCAAGAACGTATGGGCCAAACTGTACAACAAAGCACAGAAGCTGTAGCCCTACAAAATAAAGCTGCAGAACTACAAACTTCTTATCCAGAGCTTGATGAAACCAGCGCTACTTTTAATGAAGCTTTGACGCAAGAAGTTATGGATTTAAGAGATGCATTTATGATACAAGGTTTTTCTGGAGCAGATGCTTTAGATAAAGCAGCTAAATATGTAATTAAACCTACAGTACCAACAGAAGAACCAAAAAAAGATGCAGTTGGTGAAAAAATAGTAGAAAAGAAAAAAGTAGCTAATACTACTAAAAAGATAGAAGCTGCTGAATCTCAACCCCCTACCCTAAAAGGAAAAAATAAAGTTGAGAAAAAAATAGATTTAGATGTATTGTCCTCAGAAGAGTTTGATGCATTACCCGCAGAAACTTTACGAAGAATGCGTGGTGATTTCGGATAAACTGTGGTATAAATTAAATAACTTCGCACGTAAGAGCGATATCTTACCAGGGTCGTTCCTGTAAAAAATCGTTTTTCGCTTGTTAGAGCGTAAAACTAACCGGATTCGTAATCCGCAAACAACGAGAGCGTTCCCCCTACGATAATGGGTATACGGATAGGTAGTCGCTCCAAAAGACGACTGGTTTTTAAACAACTTTGATAAGGAGAATTATCATGGCAAATACAAACTTTGCCGCGTTGACCAGTGAACAATTAACCATCTGGTCGCGTGATTTTTGGCGTGTCGCTAGGAATATGTCCTTCATCAACCAATTCGCGGGAAGCGGATCTAACGCAATGGTTCAGACTATATCTGAACTTACTCAATCAGAAAAAGGAGCTAGAGCAGTATTAACTCTTTTAGCCGATATGACTGGTGACGGTATCGTTGGAGACAACACTCTCGAAGGTAATGAAGAATCATTAAGAGCTTTCGACATAGTAGTACAATTGGATCAACTAAGATTCGCTAATAGACTTTCAGGTAGAATGAACGACCAGAAATCTGTTGTGAACTTTAGAGAACATTCTAGAGATGCACTTGCTTACGCAATGGCTGATAGAATGGACCAACTAGCATTTTTAACTCTAAGTGGTATTGCTTATACACTTAAGAACAATGGTGCGTTAAGACCTGTTCAGAACTCTGGACAAAATCTTGGTGACCTAGCGTTCTCAGCTGATATAACTGCACCTACGTCTAATAGACATAGAAGATTTGATGCTACAAATGGTATCGTAGCTGGTGATGTTACTGCAACTGTTGCAGCTGACAAACTAACTTACGGCGCTATTGTTGATCTAAAAGCTTATGCAAAAGACCAATATATTAGAGGTCTTAGAGGAGCTGGTAACGACGAAACTTACCATCTTTTCGTAACACCACAGGTAATGGCTGACCTAAAACTCGATTCAGATTTTCTTGCTAACGTAAGACAAGCTGGAGTAAGAGGACCAGGTTCAAGCTTATTCTCAGGTTCTTCAAGCCTAATGGTTGATGGAATCATGGTGCATGAGTTCAGACATGTGTTTAACACATCTGGTGCTACAACTGGTACATCATCAAATGCTGGTGCTGCTGGGTACAAATGGGGCGCTGATGCTAACGTTAACGGTTCTGCATGTTTATTCTGCGGAGCTCAATCATTAGCAATGGCTGACATTGGTATCCCTGAAATAGTTGAAGATACATTTGACTATGGAAACCAAAATGGTATATCAATTGGTAAAATATTTGGTCTTAAAAAGCCTAAGTACAATTCTGACGTAACAGGTCAAGATGAAGACTTTGGTGTCATAAGATTAGATGTAAGTTACTAATTGTGATATATTTTATGGGTGGCTAATTAGAGTCACCCATATTTTAAGGATTAAAAAATGAAAATAATTTCTAGTGATGATAAATATATAGCTTCAACTTGGGGAGCAGCAATACATTTAAAAGCAGGAGAACCAAAAGAAGTCTCAAATGAACTTGGTTTGCTTTGTTTACAAGAAGGGTGTACACAATACGAAGGCGAAATGCCAACACCTGTTGTAGAAGAACCCCCAGTAATAGACGAAGATTCTGGTGGAGCAGCTGAAGAAGTTCCAGTAGAAGAAGAACCTGTTATGGAAGAAACTTCACCAAAATTTGATAGTATGACTAAAGTGCAACTAGAAGAGTATGGACGTACTATTGGTATTGAATTAGATAGACGCAAAAAGAAATCAGATTTAATAGAAGAATTAAAAGCTGCACAGTAATTAGAGTAACTTATGGCAGGTACACTTACAGGCGCTAATATAATTACAAGGGTGCAAGATACCTTACAAGATACTACTAGTGTTAGGTGGTCAGAAGCAGAATTACTTAGATATATTAATGATGCTCAAAGAGAAATTGTAAACCTTAGGCCTGAAGCAGCTGCAGACCATGCTAATGTTCAATTAGCTGCTGGGACAGAACAAACCATACCGGATGTTGGTTTGAGGTTAATAAAAGTAGTTCGTAACATGTCAACAACTGGAAGTAGTGCTACAGGTAAAAGAGCTATTCGGTTAGTAAGTTCTGATATTTTAAATGCACAAGATCCCGACTGGCATGACCCCGCTGTAACAGGGCAGTCTGCGCATGGTACTATTGTTAAGAATTATATTTTTGATGAAGATGATCCACGAAAGTTTTACGTGTATCCAGGAATATCTGGTAATTCGTACGTAGAAATTGTTTTTTCTAGAACCCCTACAGATTTAGCTAATACTTCAGCTACTATTTATGTAGACGATATTTATGGAAATGCTATTGTAGATTTTGTTCTGTACAGAGCGTACATGAAAGACGCAGAATATGCGGCAAACGCGCAAAGAGCAGGTAGTCATTACCAACTTTTTACTGCTAGTTTAGGCCAAGGTGGGCAAGCTCAAAGTCTTTTAGATCCAAACATTGACCCTGTAACTACTGCAACTGCAGCTTCTATGGGAGGTAATTAATAATGGCTTCTTTTTCTTCTTTAGTTAAAGAGATATTACCTTATGTTCCTATGTGCCCAGATTCTTTGGTAGAACAACACTTAAGAGCTGCAACTATAGAATTTTGTGAAAGATCAAAAGCTTATATTTTAGATATGGACCCCTTTAATACTATTTCAGGCGTTTATGAATATGATTTTGATATACCAGTAGGGACTGAAGTTCATCAAGTATTACTAATGACGCATGATGGTAATGACATGGATCCAATAAGCCCCCGTAGTTTAGAGTTAAATTATCCAGATTGGAGAGATAAAACAGGCCAACCACATGTGTATTTACAGAAAACTCCTACCACTTTTTGGATAGTGCCTGTTCCAAGTGGGTCTAAACAAGTTATAGCGAGCGTTGCTTTAAAGCCTACTAGAACTAGTAACAACATTGACACTACGATATCTAATCAATACAGAGATGCGATTATATATGGAGCTCTTTATAGGCTATTACGTATACCAAATAAAGAATGGACAGACATCGGCGCGTCACAAGAGTATTCATTTCAGTTTAGTATTGAAGCGAAACAAGCAGAATTAAAAGCCCGAGGCGGAGACCTTGGGGTAAAAAGAACTGTTAAGTACAAAGGAATTGGAATGCCAAGGAGACGGTATGGAAGGTACGGGAAGGAAATCGACTATTGAGGAACCTGTTTATACGGACATAAGGAAGTGTTGGAATGTTATAAAAACAGGCATACTTGATATTTTAAAAGAGAATCCTCACCTTACTTATATCCCTGAGGATGTTTACAGTGAGTGTGTTAACGAAAGGGCTTTCTTATACACCTCACCTGTAGGTTTTTTGATATTAACCGTAGAGGTTGATACGTTTACAAAGGACAAGACATTACTGCTATGGATAGCGTATACTTATAAAAAAGGTGGGCACAATTGGTTAGTTCACGATGAGTGGTTTGATAGCCTAGCAAAAGAAGCAGGTTGTAAGTATCTCGAAGCGAGATCACGAGTTCCAGAAATGGAATCGTACACCAAAACAATAGGTTGGGAGTTAGACACACGAATATACAGGAAAAAAGTAAATGAGTAGTAAACCAAAAAGTTCAGACTTTAAAGCAAGCGAACAAGAAAAAGCATTAGCTTCTGTATCTTTGGCTGAAAAAAATTATTTTAGACAAAAGTATTTACCTAAACTTACAGAGCTAAGAGATAGAAGCAGTACAGAAGACTATTCAGGCGTAGCTACAGGTAGAGCTCAAGCCGACACCATGCAAGCTTTAAGTGGCAGACCTAGTTTACAAGCTACACAATCTGTAGATGCAGCAGCAGATTTAGCTTCAGCAGCGGGAGCGCAACAACTTCAAGGCAGGACACAGGGGCTAACGGCCCAAAGAGGTGACCAAATAAATGTACTCAAAAATGCTAGGGGTATGCAGGCGAATGCGCAGTCTGGTTTATCTCAAGCTGCAAGGATAGAATCTAGTAAGCAATTAGACTTTGCTAGGGCAAAACAGGCAAGAAGAAATGCTAATTTTAAAGCAGGTACTAAGCTTTTAGGGCAGATGGGCGAAAACAGACAAGAAAATTTAGGGTTTCAAGATGCTGGTGGCGACAGTGCAAAACAAGCTAATTTAGGCTTTTTTAGTAGTTTTCTCCCCGCACAGGGCATAGGGCAATAGGGCAAATTTAATATGTTATACGACGGTTTATAT